GAACACCAGGGCGAGGCAGCTACGGCGGAGGGGCTTATGTTTGACGACAAGGGAAACCTTGTAGAAAGAGAGGCGCTATATGAGAGCTGATACTTGCGAGGTAATTATCTACACGCAGAGCTCGGCGTTATCCTTTGAGGTGATCGCCTCGGGTAACGACTTTGAGGAGCGGCTCGCGGCAGCGCTTGAGCAAGGCACCGTATTACTCGATACGGCGGACGGTAGCAAGCTCGTACTTTGTGCTATCAATGTGGTAGCTATCGAGGTACGGGAGGCGGGCTCGGCGGAGGAGTCAGCGCGGCAAAACGCGAGCGATACTCCCCCCGTCATTAAGCTTTGAGATTGTTTTTAATGAACCGTGTTTAAGCCCCTTTTGTGACCGCCCGTTGTGCGTATAACCCCCCTCCCTAACGCCGAAAGAAAGGAGTTTTTAAGTGGACGATACATTATATACGCGAATGAAAAAAGAGCAGCGCAGAATTGCAAAACTCTACAAAAATTTGCCGAAAGATAGACTCGAAATTACGAAAAAGCTAATCGAGCGTGCCGCTTATATGCTCGTTTCGCTCGAGGAAATGGAGGAGAAAATCGCCTCCGACGGGCTCGTGGTGGAAATGCCGCAAGGCAACTACACCATAGAGCGGGCACACCCTCTTTTGCAGCAATATAACGCTATGGTGAAAAACTATAACTCGACGATAAAACAGCTTAACGAGTCGCTCCCGCCCGTGGAGGCGGAGCAAGCAGGGCAAGCTCTTATGATGTTTGCTACTAAACCCACCCAGGCGGCTAAAAAGGCTTGAATTGGGTACGGGAATACTACGACCGTATCGCTCGCGGCGAGATCGTAACAAGCCGCCGCGTAAAGACGGTTTACGAGCGGCTCGTTAAAGAAATGGACGACGACTCTACCCCGTATTATTTCGACGAGGACACGGGCGAGCGTCCTATACTGTTTATCGAAACATTTTGCAAGCAATCTCAAGGCACTATCGGAGCGCCGCTCGAGCTCGAGCTATTCCAAAAGGCATATATACAACTCCTTTTCGGTTGGCTCGAAAAAGAAACGGGCTACCGCCGTTTCCGCGAAACTATGTTTTTATGCGGGCGCAAAAACGGCAAATCTACCCTATTGTCGGGCATAGCGCTTTATATGCTGATCGCCGACTATGAGGGCGCGGCGGAGATATACTCGGTTGCGACCAAAAAAGACCAGGCGAAAAAGGTACTCACCGAGGCGGTGAATATGGTAAAGCAATCTCCCGAGCTACGGGCGGTTGTGAAAAAGCGCCGCAACGATATTTATTTTTCGGCGACCTCCTCGGTTTTCGAGGCGCTCGCCTCCGACTCAAACACACTCGACGGCTTAAACTCTCACGCCGTTATTATAGACGAGCTGCACGCTATCCGCGACCGAAACTTGTACGAGGTTATGAAACAAAGCACCTCGAGCAGACGGCAACCGCTCGTAGTTATGATAACGACGGCGGGCACAGTCCGAGAGTGCATTTTCGACAATATGTACGAGCTCGCTTGCGAGCTTGCGGACGGGAAAAAGAAAGACGATACCTTTTTGCCCGTCCTTTATGAGCTTGACTCCCGCGACGAGTGGACTAACCCGCAAATGTGGGTAAAGGCAAATCCTGGACTCGGGAAAATCAAGCAATATAAAACCCTGGCTAACTTTGTGGAGAGGGCGAAAAACTCTCCCGCAGATCTCCCAGGCGTTTTATGCAAAGACTTTAACATACGCGAAAACGAGAGCAATGTTTGGCTTTCTTTCGAGCAGATAAAAAACCCCGCTACTTTCGATATTTCCGAGGTTTACAATACCTACGCTATCGGCGGTTGCGACTTATCAGCCACGACAGACTTAACGGCGGCGACGCTGTTAATACGCAAGCCAAACGATAAAACCGTGTATGTGCTGCAACAGTATTTTCTCCCGAAAGCCCGTATAGAGCACCTCGAGGAGAAAAACACAAACGAGGCACCGTATCGCCTATGGGCGGAGCGGGGGCTGCTTACTGTTTGCGAGGGTAGCCGCGTCAATTTCTCCGATGTTACGGCTTGGTATTGCCAAATGCGGGACGAGCACAAAATAGACGCTTTCAAGGTAGGTTATGACCGAGCTTTAGCGGGCTATTGGGTGGAGGAAATGAAAAGCAACGGCTTTACTATGGAGCCCGTAGCGCAGGGCGCTTTTACTTGGAGCCAACCTATGCGCGAAATGGGCGCAGCTCTCGCCGATAAGCTCGTAAACTACAACGATAACCCTATGTTAGTTTGGTGCTTATCGAATACAGCCGTAAAGAAAAGCGGCTTAAACAACATTCAGCCCGTTAAAATCACCGATAAGCGCCGCATTGACGGCGCGGTATCGCTGCTTAACGCCTGGGTGATCTATGTAAAATACTACGACGATTTTATGTACAATGTGGGGTGAGAAAATGAGAGAAAGGAGAGGGCTTTTTGAGGCTATTTTCGGAAAGCGTAAGCCTCAAGACCTTAACGGTTATACCGAGTATAAGCTCCTCAACAGTTACCAAAGCAATTTTATACCGTTCTCGGGCAACGCCTGGGAGGTAAATACCGTAAGAGCCGCTATACACTCTTTCGCTCGTCGTGCTGCCACGGTACAGCCTCGGCACATAAGACGCGGCGACGGTAAAATGCTCGATGTAACGAGCGAGCTTAATAACATTCTGCAATATCAGCCTAACCCGTATACGACGGCTTATAAATTCTATTACCGCATAGCGGCACAGTATAAGCTCTACAATAACGCTTTCGTATATCCCGTATGGGCTCCAAACGGCAAGCTCGAGGCGCTTTATAACATAAACGCCCAGGAGATACAGTTACTCGAGCACGCGGGCGAGCTGTTTTGCAAATTCCGCTTTTACGACGGAAAATCCTACACTTTCCCGTATGCCGATTTTATACATATCGGCTCTATGTTCGGCGATAACGATATTTTCGGAGCGGATAATGCGGCTATTATGCCCGTTTTGCAGACCGCAAACACCTTTAACCAAAGTATGAGCAAGTTTGCGGAGCTCGTCGCTATTATTCGAGGCATTTTGAAGGTGCAAGCCTCGACGAAAAACGAGGACTTGAAAGCCCGACGCGACGACTTTATCCGCGACAACCTCAAAATGGAGAATAACGGCGCGGGCGTTATCGTTACCGACAATAAGTACGACTATACGCCTATCCAGGATAAACAAACGCCGATACCTCAAGGGCAGCTCGCTTATATCAAAGGCGAGATATACGACTATTTCGGCACAAACGAGCAGATCGTGCAGAATAAAGCCACGGCGGAGCAAGAGGACGACTTTTACGAGGGTGAAATCAAGCCGTTTTTTATGCAGATACAGCAGGGCTTTACAAATTGCATTTTCACCAGGAAAGAGCGCGGCTACGGTAACGAGATCGTCGCCGAGGGTAACAAGCTGCAATATGCTAAACTCTCCGACAAGCTCGCCGCCGTTAAGTATCTTTCCGAAATTGGCGGCTTAATGCTCGACCAGGCATTAACAACGCTCGGCTTTCCGCCTATTGGCGGCGAGGAGGGCAAGCGCCGCGTGCAAACCCTCAATATGGTAAACGCCGCGCTCGCGGACGCTTACCAACTCGGAACGGGAGCGGGCGACGAGCCCGACGACACACCGCCCGACGATAAAAAGCCCGCAGACGAGCCCGACGACGGAGAGGGAGCGGCAGCGGCACAAACCGACGGAAAGGAGGACGAGGAGTAATGCCTTATAAACCTAACGAAAGAGAGTATAGAAATCTCGGGAGCTTTGACACTATCGGCAGCGAGCAAGAAAGCAAGGAGCTTATTGTGCGCGGTACGCCTATTGTGTTTGATACTCCTACCGTGCTTTGGGAGTGCGACGGCGTAGAGTACAAAGAGCAAATCGCAAGCGGCGCTCTTGACGGGTGCGATATGTCGGACTTTATCTTTAACCGTAACCACGGCTATAACGACGGCACCGTGTACGCCCGCACCAAAAACAACTCTATCACCTACCAGGTTACACCGAGAGGGCTTGACTTTGAGGCTCACCTGGACGACGAGGACGAAAGGCACAGAGCGCTTTACCGCGATATTGAAAAGCGGCGCGTTGACAAAATGAGCTTTTCCTTTGTCGTAAAAGAGGACAGTTACGACCGCGAAACACACACCCGTACTATCCTCAAAATCAAAAAACTTTATGATGTATCGGCGGTGGATTTTCCCGCCTACAATGATACAAGTATTTCGACCGCAAGGGACTTTTTCTCGGAGGAGCACGCGAAAGAGTTTAAGGAGCTGGAGGAGCGCCGCCGCCGTCAAATGCTAATAGCAAAAACCCTATGTTAAAACCCAAAAATCACAAAACAGAAAGGAAAAAATCACTATGAACATTATTAAGCGTATGGCAGAAATCAAGGCTCGCAAGGCAGAGCTCCGCTCGCAGCTTGAAAGCAGCGACCAGGTAGACCTCGACGCTATCGAAAAAGAGCTCCGCGAGCTCGACGAGGAAAACGCCAACCTCGAAAAAAGACAGCAGACCATTAACGGCATTAACGACGGCTCCGTGCCCGCTAATGTTATCCCCAACCCCGTAGCGGCTCGCTCCGAGGACGACGAAAAGAGGGAAAAAGAGTATCGTAACGCATTTTTCAAAAACCTTATGGGTAAAACCCTCACCGAGGCGGAAAGACGCGCTATTGATAGCTCCGATGTCCCTGGCGCTATCCCGACGCAGACCGCAAACGAGATTATCCGTAAGTTAAAGCAGATCGTGCCTCTCCTGGGCGAGGTTACTTTGCTCCACATTGCGGGCAATGTTACCTTTGCCGTTGAAAACACAAAGAACGAGGCGGCGCTGCACACCGAAAACGCCTCTATCTCCGCGAGCGACGACGACCTCGTTTCCGTTACTCTCGGCGGCTACGAGATCGTTAAACTTATCCGCATTTCCGCAACCGTCCGCACTATGAGCATTAACTCTTTCGAGTCCTGGCTCGTCGATATGCTGACCGAGGCGCTCGCCGAAAAGGTAGAGGACTACCTCGTAAACGGCACGGGCAACTCGCAGCCGAAAGGCGTTGCTTATGCTCGCACCTGGACGGACGACACAAGCGGTATCGCGTGGGCGGGCGCAAGCCTGGCTAATGTCGATATTACCGAGGGTATCGCTCTCCTCCCTGGCGGATATGATCGTAACGCAAAATTCCTTATGTCCAAAAAGACCTTTTGGGCTAATGTTATGCCTATCCGCGACGACAGCAAGGCTCCTATTGTCAAAGAGGACGGCAAGGGCGGCTATCTCATTCACGGCTACCCCGTTATGATGTCCGACAAAGTGGCTAACGGCGTAATTTTCCTCGGCGATTATAAGAAAATCGTTGCAAACCTGGCGGAAAACTTCAATGTTAAAGCCTCGGAGCACAGCGGCTTTGCTTATAACGCGGTGGACTATCGCGGGACTTGCATTTTCGACAGCGATGTAGCCGTCGGAGAGGCTTTCGTTAAGATCGCGGCAAGTCTTTAATAAGCCACATATTGAAAGGAGGCTTGCAATATGAATAGGCTTAACGAAATCGGCACAGATGTATACGGAGTAAATCTCTCCGCCGCACAGCTCGCTTGCAAAGAGTGGGACGAAACCGAGGCGGCAGCGAACGACGACGACGCGGTAATGACCTCGACAGCGGGGGCAACCTCGAAAAAGACCATTACGAGCGATTTAGTCAACCCGCCTTGCGTCCGTACCCTCACCGTTACCGCGGGAGGCACCGCGGGCGATATTAAAGCGGGCTCCGTCCGTGTTTACGGAACGAATTACGCAAACGAGGAAATCTACGAGGACTTTACCTTTACGGCTGACACCGCCGCGACAAAGAACGGCGTTAAGGCGTTCAAGACCGTTACAAAGGTGGAAATCCCCGCCCAGGACGGCACGGGCTGCACTTTCAAAGTCGGCACGGGTAAAGGGCTCGGCTTGCCTTTCAAGTTTGCGTCAAAACCGCTTTTCCTCGCCTCTTTCAACGGCTCGGCAGACGCGGGCGCTATCACGGCGGACGACGACGAGCTCGAAAAGAACATTTACACCCCGCAGAACACGCTTAACGCCAAAGTCGTAAAGCTCGCTTTCACGGTGTAAGGAGGTACAGCTATGGCGAATATCTCGGAGCAGTATGTTTACAGTATTCGCCACTATCTACGCATTGCACATACTCACTTTGACGCTGAAATTACCGACCTAATAGGAGCGGCTCGCGCCGATCTCCTATTAGGCGGTATAAAGCCCGAAAAGGTGAACGACGAGAGCGACGCTCTTATTAAGCGGGCTATTGTCGTTTATGTCAAGGCGGAGTTTGGACTCGATAACGCCGACGGAGCAAAGTACCGCGAGAGCTACGATATGCTCAAGCGGCATTTAATGCTTTCAAGCGAGTACACCGAGGAGGCGTAGTTATGTTATGGCGAGAAATCGGGTACTTGTGTACGGAAACCGAGCAGCTCGACACCCTCGGAAAACCTTATAAGACCTTTACAAAAAAAGAGGTTTTCTGCAACGAAAAGGGCGTAAAGCGTAACGAGTTTTACCAGGCACAAGCCCAGGGCTACCGCCCCGAGCTTTGCGTAGAGATACGAGAGGCGGACTATGAGCGAGAGGGACACTTTGAGTATGACGGCAGAATGTACCGAGTTATCCGTACATACCCCGTTAAAAACGAGTGCCTCGAGCTTATTTGTCAATCACTCGTAAACGACGATTAACGCAGAGAGGAGGCGCGGTAGTGTACAACACGAAAGACTTTATCAAGGCTCTACGCGAGCGGGTGAGCAAAGTTTTACCAACCTACTACGAGGAGGCACCGTCAAAGGACGCGACTTTTCCTTATGCGGTGCTCAACGGTATTAACATTATCGACCTTGCAGCGGGCGACCTCGCCTCTTTCTATCTCGATATTTGGGTAGACGAGAAAAAGCCTACCGCAACCGAGGAGCTCGAGGCGCTTTGCGACACACTCCGCAACGAGCTTACAAATGAGGTTATCTCCGTAAGAGGCGTATTTGCGTCGCATATCGGCTTTGATAACCAAAACGCAATAGCGGAAAGCGAGTACGATATAGCACATAGGCGGCTCGCTATGTCCGCAAGAACATTTTACAATTAGGAGGCTATCACTATGGTAACAAATCTTACCACAAAACAGATCGAGTCAATCCAAATCGACGAGGGCGTTATCTACCTCGACTACGGCTTGGAAACTCAAAGACTCCTCGCGCCCACCAGGGGCGGCGGCGAGTTTGCCGCGACCGTTACGGTACGCGATATTGAGTTTGACGGCAGACACGGCAAGACCACGGGTACCCAGGTTATCGAGGAGCAGGGAGCCTCGCTCAAGGTTACTACTCTCGATATGTCCCAGGAAAACCTCGCGCTTGCGGTGCCGACTTGCGAGATCGCAAGCGACAGCGGCAAGACCATTAAAAACCCCGCTACGGGAGTTATCGGAACGAGTAGCTATTTCAGCAATGTTACGATGTTCTGTAAGACTATCGGCGGGGAGTACAAGAAAATCGTTATCTACAACGCTATGCACGAAACGGGCGTTACCGTTAAGGCGGTGCAGAAAGCGGAGGGCGAGCTCGCGCTCGAGTTTATCGCTCATTATCCGCATACCGACCTCGACGGCGACCTTTGGGAAGTTACCGAGGTTGACTCCTACGCCGCGCCGCTCTTTGTTTCGGCGGTTACGACCACCTCAACAAAGGTTAGCGTTACCTTTAACGAGCCGCTCGACAGTACCACAGTTACCTACGGCGACTTTGCCGTGCTGATGTCCGACGCTACGAAAGCCGTATCCGCCGCCGCGCTCAAGACGGGCGACGACAAGGTGGTAGAGCTGACCGTAGCCACGCTCACAGCGGGTAAAACCGTTACCGTCGCTTACACCAAAGGCGACCTCAAGGGTAAAAATGGTATCGCCGTGGCGAGCTTTACGGCGCAGCCCGTCAACAACACGCTTTAATCGCATAGCAGAGTTTAAGGAGGAGCCACACTATGCTTACTATTGGAACAATGCCTATTTTGCTTAAAATCGTAGCAAAGCTCGATATTACCCCCGTTATCGAAAGGCTCAAGGGAGCGGATATTTTCGAGGAAACGGACAGCGCCGAGGGCGCGTTAAAGCAGCTCTCGAAAGAGAAAGTCGGACTCCTGGGCGCAGAGGTACTTATGGATATTACCCCGCAGCTCGGCAAGATCGCCGACGATCTCCCGCAGCTCGTAGCGGCTTATAAGGGCGTATCTATCGAGGAGGCAAACAAACTCGACGCGGCGGAGGTAATTAACGAGATTATCAACGACGACGGCGTTACAAGTTTTTTCAAGCGTGCCTTGCGAAAGAAAGCCGAGCAAGGAGCTTAACGCTTTTACACAAGTATTACGATTGGCAGCTTATCGAGAGCCTACCTTTGGCGGCTCTCGGTGAGCTGCTTTCTTTTGCCCGCAGCGAGGAGGAGCGGCTCGACAAGCTCGAGAGGGAAAAACAGCTTTTCCCGTTATGGCTTGCAAACTACGCTCTCGCTCGGTTG